TTGAAGAAAACAACATACACTGGCGACACAAAGCGGACGAACTCAAACTGATGAGTAAAGATGTAGGGCCACTCACGTGGCTCCGCGGAGACAAGTACGCCAGAGATTTTTCCAAGATGCCAAATGTAACCACCATCCAGACATACGAGTCACGTCCTGACAGGGACGCTGTTAAAAAAATTTTAAAGATGGATCCAAAAGTGATTCATGTGTACCAACAAAGTGTGTTGGAAGAATTAGAAGTTAGAGATTGGAGTCACACAAAACTCCGCTATGTTCAGAGTGCAGACCCTGATAAGAGTTTGTGGCTGGATTGTGAACAATTTGATCCTAATGTTTAAGAACGACTGCGTCGTTCTGCTTCGCAATTAAACAATCAACATAACGAAGTTATGTGTCGCATCATGCAGATAGTTGATCCATACTTCACCCGTTTGGGCAAAGTAGGAGCCATCATGCGAGATGAGCCTGCCATTGTGTGAGAGGAAATTTCTTTTGAACGGAAGCGGTGACCCGCCAACTCCCTATTCCAGACTTCATAGTCACGGGCAACTGACCCACCCTTCACAAACAAAGTGAGTAGTTGTGATGTTGTATCTTTTTCACAGAGCATCTTCTTTTGTGCCTTAAGTAAGCACTTGCCTTGCAACTCAGGATTCACCTAACGTCTTATCAACTGCATTTCCTGGATATTTCTATCAACTGTGTTGCTATGTTAAGCCTTGTGGGATTTTAATTCTTCTTTTAGGACTTTGGATCCGCCTACGCGAACATTAATAATTCCATTGTAGTAGTCGTCTGTTTCGAGCACTCTTCTGTCAAACTGTTCCTTGGCTTCCAAATAACTCATTGTGCCTCTGTTTGAGCAAATGTATAATATTTCCCTAGTAAATTTGTCTTCCCCTTGTGCCTTGACGTCAGCAACCAAATGATCATTGGAACCCCAATAGTCTCTCCAGTCACTTTCGACTTTGCTTCTACGTTTGTTTATTCTTCCCTTGAGTGGTGGACGTGTCTTCTTGAATTTCGCCAGTTTCTTCCCCACGTATTTCTTATCGTTGGTTGTATTTGTAATGAGATACACAAATCCTTCACAGTCTTCTGGCAGTTCTGTGATTGTGTTTCCCTTGTAAGTCCACTGCATGAACTTACTTACCGGGTGCTATTTTTGGTTTTGCTGTTTTTGGATCTTGGCAGTCTGATATTCATCAGTCAATTCTTTCCTACGTGAACGTGCCAAAATTCTAATTTCCGCGAGCGCCTTTCTGGCGGCTACTTTTGTAGCGAGGCTCCGCCTCTTCGCGAACTGCTCGTTAGCCTTGAAATACGCCATGTACGCCTTGGTCAGTCTATCATGAGTGTCATCTGGTATGCTCATAAGTCTCCACATCGTTGGCGTATTGTGTGAATCCGTTTTCTTTGACCACACGTAACACATTGTTCACACGTCCAATCAATTCATCTTTATGACTGATTAAGAATATATTCTTCGCTCTTTCCCTGCTCATTTTCTTCAATATCGCTAGGGCACTTTCAACACCTGCTGTATCCATACCACTGTCTATCAATTCATCTAGGAACAACAGATTAATATTTTGATACAAGTTTTCCCATACATCTCTGAATGCAAAACTCATACCCAATATCAATCTGTTACGTTCACCTCTACTCAAATTGTCAAAATCTAAACTTTGACCGAGTTGAGTGATTTCCACACTTAAATCATTTTGGAAAGTGACCAAGTGTGGAAGTCCTAATTGATCCAAGTAGTGTGTTAACCTGTTGTTCAAGAAGGTCAGGTTTTGATCAATTATCTTTTTCCTTATGAAGGAATCTTTGTTTGTAAGCAATTTGTATAGGAACTCTTCATGCTCTTTCAATTTTTGCATTGTGTTAACTGTGTCATAGTTCACTTCTTGTATTGCTTGTTTTTGTAGTTCATCTATCTGATCCAAATAAGGATTAGATTCATCTTGTTTGTTTTTCAATGCAGTTTTCAGTGTGTCAACATATTGTCTATGTTCATATGCTTCTTTAATTGTTTCATAGTAAGTTGTTGGTCTCTGCTCTAAATCGCCTATTTTGTTTATTTTTGCATCTGTTTTATCTATTTTGTCTTGTAAATCCATTACATAACTGTTTGCATCACCAAATTCTTCTTCAATTTTTCTTTGCATTTCTTCAATTTTTTCTTTTGGAAGTTCTTGTCCGCAGGCGTAACAAGTTGCTTCGTCATGTAATTTTTCTAAATCTTTGTCCAGTTTCTTTGCAGTCTTGTCTGCTTGTACTATTGTTGCTTCTAAATTGCTTTTGTCTTTGTTTAATTGTCCAAGTTCATCATTGAGTTTGTTCCATTGTTCTAATTTTTGATGCGAATCAAGTTCGTTGTCTATGTCCAAACTTTCAATTTCTGTAATACTTTCTTGTAATTTTTCTATGTCAACTTTGTTTTGTGTTGACCATGCACTGCTTTTGCTCTGTAAACTTTGTATTGTTTCTTCAACTTTTTCATTGCTAATTTTTAATCCATCTAATCTTGCAGTTTCCATAGCAATATCTTCTTTGGATCTTTTAATTTTTGTTTTTAATATATCTGCTTTTTCAGAAAGTAGTTGTATTCCAAGTAATTGTTCAATAATATCCTGTTGTTCTGTGTGATGTAAACTTAAAAAAGGTTGTGTGTATGTGTTCAGGGCCACAAGATGTTTGAACATCCTTGGAGTCATGCCAATCATTTTGTTTAGATCTTCTTGTGTCTTTCTTGAATCACCCTGACTTACATCCGATAATTCTTGTTCTTCATCATCAATAAAGTATTTCATTACGTTTGGTTTTCTACCACGTTCAACTCTATACTTTTTGCCTTCCTTTTCAAATGTGATTGTGACCAGCATACCTTTTCCGTTGGTCTTGTTTACAAGATTGTCTCTACGTATTTTTGTAAGTGCCTCACCATATAATGCGTAGGACAGTGCGTTTACAATGGTTGTTTTACCTGTACCATTACGTGATCCTGCATCGTCACCGCCCATGTCTAAGTTCTCACCTAGCACCAGTGTCAATAATTTTTGTTGGAAATCTATGGCTTGGGTCTGATTACCCACACTCATAAAATTTTTAACTGTAAGTGTTTTAATTAGTATCATTGTTCAGATCTCTATAGATGCCTAGCAATACACTTTTATCATAAGCGTCTGACTCAATTGATTCAATTTCTTTAGAAACTATCTGATCAACACTTTCAAACTTCGTTATGTCTATGTCAGTATTGATTTCTTCGTCTTTCTTGTTTGGAATCAATGTAATTTCTCTACATCCATATTCTTTCATAAATGTTTCTTTTATAAAACTTGCTTCTTCAAAACTGATGTCTATATCTAGTGTAACTCTTAAATGCATCTTGCTTTTCATTATTTCTTTTGTCTTATCTAGCAATGTGCTTAATTTTACATTTCTATATTTAGGACAGTTGCCCCAATTAAAATATACAGGCTCTTTGCCATATTCTAGTATCATCATGCCACGTTCATCATCATCTACATCTGCGTAGTTGTGTGGAAATGGATTACCCAAGTAATGAATATTATTTTTAAATTGTCTTTTGTGGAAGTGTCCTGAAAACACATATTCCTGTGCAACAAAGTCACTGCCTTTCAATTCGCCTGTGTCAGGCATTTCTACCATTGCATTCATAAAAAAGTTTGGCAGTTCAAAGTGTCCAAACATATATTTGCATTTCATTTTGCCAACTTTTTTCCATTCATTCCCAACTAGCCAAGGAACCATTACAACATCATCAATCTTTGTGATTTCATTTACCATTGTAATGCCTGGAATAAATCTTCCAAATTCTGTTGATTGAACATCTCTGCTGTCTTTGTAATATAAATCGTGATTGCCTGGAAAGAAATAAAATTTATCGAATGCTTTACCTATTTTTTCTAAACTTCTAATAGAAGCATCCATTGTGGTTATGTTTACACTGTTTCTGTTGTGATGCCAGTCACCACAAAACATTCCTGTTTCACAGCCATGCTGTTTTGCAAGGTCTATGTACCAGTCTACAAATTCTTCGCAATCGTCGTTGTGTAACTTTGAGTTGGATTTCAAGCCAAAGTGTATGTCAGTAAAAACCGCTAATTTCTTGAACAAAATAATTCTCCTACTTGTTTACAGCATAACTTAAAAGTCACGCAATGTCAACTACTTCTTGACTTTTTTGGCAACTTTTTTCGCAGGCGCTTTCTTAGGTGTCGATGCATCGCCTTGTGTTTGTCTAGTCATACTCGGCATCATGTTATTCATTTCAAGAATATCATCTCTAATGTTTTGATTTCTTTTTTCGATGTTTATAATTCTAACAAATGAATTTGTCACTGCCGCTGTGTAATATGCAAAAGGATTATTTGATTTGGATTCATCAAACTGTAAACCAATCTGTGTTAATTGGAGTATTGCCTGACCTTTCATCTCATCATTGTATGTATAACCTCTTACGTTTCCACGTGTTGCGTACCTATCACAAAGTTTCATCCACATACGAGCAAGTTTTTCGGTTGTCTTACCGTGTTCCTTACTAAAATTTCCGTTACTCATGCCACCTACCCAGTGTGATTTACCTACAGTCGACCATTGTTTGG